GCTTGATGAAACAATTAAAACTGAGGGTGCAATAGATAATCTCGAAATTGATTTGGATTAACTTTTGAAAATGAAAGGACTGGAAAATGATACATAGTGGAACATTGGATTACACAGCTTTTAAAAGTATTTATGACTTCAAAAATGATGAGTATGTTGAAAAACCTGTAGCGGTAAGTGTTGATTGGACTGCAGAGCAAACAGAACTCGGAGACGGAAGAAAAGAGTGGGATTTCGAATGCAGTGCAACAACCGAGGATGGAGCTGATTATCTCCTCACCGAGGACGATGAGACAAAAATCTTCGAACAACTACGTCAAAATGGGGAGTTCTAACAATGACCAAGCTTGTTATTCTTGTGGACTATCCAAGTAAAACAGACTTGGTTACAAGGGGGCTCCTCACTGGGGCCTCCGGTCGTGTGTTCTGGGATGAATGGAATACATTGCCAGCGTTGAAGTATGAGTATGATAAGGAGATTTGGTCTGTGCTTCCGACAAGACCAGGGGATGGCAAAGTTGAATCGCTTTGTGTGAGTAAAAAGGAAGCTGAGGAAATTGTTGGAAAGGGAAAGTATCCTTATAACTATATCAAATCAGGCAAGTGGCTTCATCCAAAGTGGTTTGGAGAACTGGACAAACTCAAGGTGAAGCTTGAAGCAGCGAGACCGAATTTGGTTTTGGCTTTAGGGCCTTTGGCCTGTTGGGCTATGCTCGGAGATGCAAGATTTACAATTCATAGGGGAACCTGTGCGGAGGGATTGTGTGGAATCAAAACACTTCCATCATATTCCCCAATGACCCTGATGCGTGATTATTCCTCTATCGCCATTCTCAGTGCAGACTTGATGAAGGCAAGTCGTGAAATGCAATTTCCTGAAGTTCGCCGACCAAGACGGCAAGTGTTTGTTCCAGAGACAAGTGAGGATTTGGATGTTGTTTGCTCAGAACTTAATGCACAGAGCAAGCTCAGCCTTGATATTGAAACTATCCCAGCTTGGAAACAAATCACCTGTGTTGGATTTGGCATTGGAGCTACCAAAGCATACGTTATTCCTTTTACAGATACTCGTAAGCCAGATGGATGTTATTGGGACTTTGCAAATGAAGTCAAGGCGTGGTCGATTGTAAAACAAATCTGCAAAAATCCAGCCATTGAGAAAGTCCTTCAAAATGGAGTGTATGACATTCAATGGCTCTGGAGGATTTGCAACATTCCCACCTTTGGATTCCGAAATGACACTATGATTTTGCACCATTGTCTATATCCTGAACTTCAAAAGTCCCTTGGCTTTATGGGTAGTCTTTACACCAATGAAGGCAGTTGGAAACTTATGAGACGCTTCAGTGAAAAGGAGGAAAAATGACGGCGGAGAAATATTCACAAGCTTGGGTCAATGATATGCTGGAAAAGCTGAAAACATTGGCCGCAGGGCAAATTTGGATGGACAGAAACGGAAATACAGTCTATGTTGACTCCATTCAAACAAAGCTGAAGATTTCTCCAAAGGCACATCATTATGTAGATTACTACGATGATTTTGGTTTGAAGTGGATGGACAAAAAGGATTTTGTTCAAATGTATTCGCCTTGTGGAGAAGCATGGATTAGACGGAGTGAACTTCATTCACTGAAAAATTTAAAAGGGAGCATTAAGAAATGAAAATCTATCAAACACAAGATTATACTCCAATCAATGAGCAGGAGACTCTTTGGGTTTACAATGGCTTGGACGTATGTCTGACCAATGAAATTCTCGAGGCATTGCTTCCACAGCTCGGCCCAAATACCAGTCAAATCTATAAGTGGGAATTTGCCAGTCAGAGTCTTGCACTCGAGATGATGCTCAGAGGACTCCGTGTAGATACCAACAAAGTCCACGAGGTTCTTCAACAAGCCGAAGCAGCTTATAATAAATATAATTCAATGCTCCAACGGATTACAGAGGCAACTTGGGGAGAAGGACTTAATCCACAAAGTCCCAGCCAGCTCCAAGAATTTTTCTATGGTGCAATGAAAATTAAGCCAATTATGCGTAGAGGTAGACCAACCACTGACCGTGCTGCAATGGAGGAAATTCAGAACATTAATATCTATGCTCGTCCTGCAGCAAAGCTTGTTCTCCTCTGCCACGACTTTGGAAAAATACTCAGTGTGCTTAGGACTGATATTGACCCAGATGGCCGGATGAGATGCTCTTATGCTGTTGCCGGAACGGAGACTGGTCGGTGGGCAAGTCGTATGTCGGCATTTGGAACTGGCACAAATATGCAAAACATCACGAATCATCTTCGGACTATATTTGTTGCTGACCCAGGGCAGAAATTTGCCTACATCGACCTGCACGCTGCAGAGTCCAAGGGAGTGGGTTATATCTCTGGAGATGAGAATTATATCAAGGCCTGTGACGAAGGAGATGCACATACTGTGGTGGCCAGATTGGTTTGGACTGACCTGCCTTGGACAGGGGACATCAAAAAGGATAAAACCATTGCCAGTGAAACTCCATTCTATCGTGAGAACTCCGTGCGTGATATGGCAAAGCGTGGAGGACACGGAACAAACTATTATGGAAAACCAGCCAATATGGCCGGACACCTTAAAATGCCAGTCGATATTGTCGCCCATTTCCAGGCAGAATATTTCAAAGCATTTCCAGGAATCCCACGTTGGCATCAGCGAGTTATAACACAATTACAAACTACACGAACAATCGTAACCTCATTCGGAAGACAAAGACTATTTTTCGACAATCCAGATTCAAATAGCACTATTCGAGAAGCAATCGCATATGAACCTCAAAGCACTATTGCAGATACATTAAATTATGGAGCCTATAAAGTTCAACAGCGTTGGCACGGAGGGGATGTTAAGTGTATGGCACAGCTTCACGACGCGATTTTGGTGGAATATCCAGAAGAGCAAGAAGATGAACTATTGCCAGAAATTATGAAAACAATGCTAACACCTGTTCTTGTTCGTGGACGCTGGATGACAATTGATTTGGAAGCTGAAAGTGGATGGAACTGGAGCCATTGGAATAAGAAAGACCCCAGTGAAAATCCTGATGGTATTAGAGGATATAATGGAAATGATGAAAGAAAACGGACAAGACCAGCAATTACGAGTGTTCTCGACTGGAAACTTGATTGATGACTTTATAGCAGATACTCCAACACTGGAAAGCCCTGAGGTTTTTCGCAAATGGGCAGCAATTAGCTTGATTGCAGGGGTTGCTCAACGACGTGTCTGGTGTAATATCGGCAAGGGAGCTTTGTTCCCAAATCAGTATGTTATGCTTGTAAGTCCTCCAGGTGTTGGTAAGTCTGTTGTGCTGAATATTGTGGAGCATTTGTGGAAACAAACAGCAGGTTTGTATATCGGGGATGCCAAGACAACAATTCAAGGCCTTCTCGATTTTATCTCCACATCCGCAAGTCCGGTAACTATGAATGGACTCCCAGTCAACACACACCCGATGACCTGTGCACCAAGAGAATATGGAACATTTATGACAGCGTATGACCTCACGGTTCTGAACATCTTGAATGACTTCTGGGATTGCCCTGCAGTGTTCACAGAGCGCACTCGAGGCGGTGGTGTGAATAAGATTGAGTATCCAGTGCTGAATCTGATAAGTGGCACTCAGCCAAGCTATTTGAACAACGTGCTTCCTGAGGAAGCTTGGAGTCTTGGCTTTTGTTCTCGACTTATTCTGGTTTTCGCATATGAAGCTCGGCGAATGAGGACAAGGGAACGCTTAAATGCAAAGCCTTTTGACGAGAGCAAATATTTGCCTTTTTTGGAAAGACTTCAAAAAGCAGAAGGGGAGATGAAATTCACCGATGAAGCTATTGACTTCTTCGACCAATGGACAATGGATGAGGGTATGACACCTGTTCCTATGCACCCAAAGCTTGAAAGCTATATCGCTCGCCGGCAAGTGCATTGGCTTAAAACGGCGATGTGCAGAGCTCTTGCAGAGGGCAGTATGGAAATTCGGGTGGAACATCTTAAGGCCGCGAAAGCAGATTTGCTTGAAATGGAATCCCAGATGCCTGATATATTTAAAGACATTGATAAGGATTCTGATAAAGTTATCTTAGACGAAGTTAAGCTATTTCTTATTCGTCTTAGTGCTGGTGGAAAGCCATTTCCGGAGAGAAGACTTCTCCAGTATCTTTCTACCAAAATTGCTCCTCAACGAATTGGATTTTTTGTTGACCTTTTACAGCAGAGCCAGTTTATCGAGGAGTGTGATAATCCGGCAGGTCTAACCCAACGTGGAAATAAAGGGTATAGATACTTCAAGGCCGGACTTGATTTAACAAAAACTTTTTAATAAGGAGAAACTAAATGACAAATGATGGAAGTGGAATTACTGAGGAAATTACTCTGATTGACCAAAATACTGGCGAGGTCGTCGGTGGTGGAGCTCCAATCGCAAATGCAGAGACCTCTGTCACTGGCAGCTCTTCAATTACTTTCGGTGACGCTGCAGATTATGCTTCAATCGCTCGTGGTTCATCACTTGGTGATGTAACAAATATCCTCGCCGCTCGCTTACAAGAATTCCGAGATGTTATTTCTAATCCCTCAGCCACTCACGACCAGAGAATCGTGGCGTTGTCCTATGTCCTTGCTACAGAGATGATTTGGAGAGGTATGCTGGGAATGTTGGAAACACAGGGAATGATTGAGATGTTATCGAATATTAAAGCAAAGAAAATGACGGACAATCAATAAAACGGCGGTTTGTTTTGTGTGTTTTGGGCGGTATTTTGCATAAATGATAAGTTATTGCATACCGCCCTTTTCGTTTGTCTGCGGTCAAATTTTTCTTTGGAAATTTTTGTCCAAAACTTGAGCAATAAAATTGCTCGTTTCAAAAATCCACGAGCAATCTTACCTTATTCCATAAACAGCTTTGTAACCAATCCCCCAAGGTCTTGAGTCCACATTTCATCTGGAGTCTGGCCAGATTCAAGCGGACCGACAAGAACATTGGTCATTCTCCGCTGTGCAGATTTCATAATGCTATCAACATCAAGACCATCTGCACAAGCACGTTGAATCAACTGTTCCATCAATCGGCCATCATTTTCAATTAAGGCCTGTGTAATGCCTTCTGCATAGCGAGCATTAAGTCTTGCCTTGGCCTCCTTGTTTTCATACATTTCGTTTCCAACTTGTAAGGCCTGTTGTATTCTAACACTCGGCAAATTAAATGTTCCATACATCATTTGCTCGAAGCCTGATAAATCTCCAATGACCTTTCTACCACTGGAAGACATCAAGTTTCCACCCTCCATCTGCATTTGACGATAGAGCATTTTTGGGGCAAAGGCTCTTGAGATTTGTCGTCTGAATGCTTGACTGGAAGCAGGGTTATCTCCAGTGACTCGGAACCAATCAACACCAAGGGCAGCAGTGCTACCAAGTGCCTTTAATCGATTCCACCAGACCATTCCCATAAAGTGGCTTAGCTCATCAGCCGGACTTGTCAGCGGGCTGTTGACTTGGCTTTGGAGTGAGAATCCCAGGGCCCCAGGAATACCATAGAGCATAAAGGACGTTGCTGTTCCATCTCCCCAAGCATCATAGAGCTGATTAGCAAATTTATCATCCCCAATGTATTCAGCAAAACGCTGTGCCAAGCTTCCAATTTCACTTGCACCCAGGCCACCAAGCATACTTGTCGTCACATTACTCCACAACCAAGGAGTCCAGCAATTGTGCTTCAATCCAGCATTGAGGTATTCCATCTGCCAACCGACATAATGCATTGTCCAGTTCTTGAATAAACCCCAGGCACCTCCAACAGGCCCTTGCAGAATTCGTGCCTTATCTGCTGCACCGAATTGGAACATTGTGTTTTCCATTAGCTTTCTTGCGCCAGCGTAGACCTGTTCATCTGTCAACTGAGCTCCTGCTTTTTGCATTGACTTGAAGAATGCATATCCAGTTGAAAAAGCATATCCACGGCTGGCTTGTTCAGAAAAGTTAGGAAGAAGTGAGGAGGCCTTCAGGATACCTTCACAGTATTTACCTGCCCCAAAAGTCTCTGCAATAGTATTTCCAGCCGAACTATTTTCACCAATGTAGGATTCAATAAATTTCGGGCTGAGAATACCTTCTTCAACTGCCTTATTCAATGCCCCCTCAAATCCTTCCATCCGAGTTGGCTTAGCCATCAACCGCATTCCCTCACCCATTATTTTCAGTGGGTTTGGAATGTTCACGACACCTGCTCCCTTTGCACTCATCAGCGGAACTGTGTCATAAAAAGCTTGCATTGCTTCAGGACAGTTTTTCAACATACTCAGCTGAGGAAGCACAGTCGTCAGTGGCTGCAACAAATTCGCCGTAACATAAGACAGGTTTCCAAAACCAAGGTCGAGATGCACAGAAGCCTGATTCAGTGTTCGAACAATTTTAGAGGCGGAATCAGTGCCAAGTACTGGAGCCAAAACGCTATCAGCAACCTTGTTGACAATTTGACTCATCGGCCCTTGTTCACCTCGAAGAGCACCCAGTTTGCTTGCAAGCATCTCTGCAGTTTTCGGGTCATTGATTGCCAGAATCTGCAAATCTTTTTGAAGCAATTTTTCATTGGCCAGGTTGCTAAAATAAATAGCTTTATTTTCTGTTGAATATTGCAAAGATTTTATTAGGTCCTCAGCACTTTGGGCTTTTGTATATCCTCCAATTCCTGCCCGAAATTTGAAAAATCCCGCCGAACCGAGTTCTGGATTTTTTGCAAGATAATTTTGCGTGAGTTCTTCAGCAAGTTCATAATCACTGGCTTTCATAATTGATTGAGATTTTATATCCAAATCCCGATTCTTTGTCCACCAGTGTCCAAGGTGCCAATCTCGCCCAGCTTGTTTTGCTTCAGCCATAACACCTTCGGCAAGTTTCTGAACACCTTTTTTATTATCCCCAGAAACAATGTGAATCAAATTTCCTCTTTCATCAAGAATTGCCTGCCGAATAGAACCTTTCCAAGTATGGCTTAAACCATAGTGGTCATTTCTAAAAGCATACATTTTTGAT